TGCCCTGGATAGGGTTCCAGGAATACCCAGCCGATCCGTCGGCGCTTTGGGTCCATTCGATCTTCGTTTTTGGCACAGCGTTCTCTCCTTCATGGCCTGCCGCCCCAGTTGACGAGCTCATCCAGCCTTGTGCCGTAGGTGACGCCACCGGTGATCACGCCCTTCTTCATAGTCAGGATAATTACGCCATCGATACCGAGCGGCTCCCACTTCTGCTGAAAAACTTGGGCAACCCGGATGTCGGGGTCTTTTGCGACGTAGCTCACTGTGGGGGCTCCTTCGTCGTTCTCTTGTGCGGGTCGGCTATTTCGTAATGCCCATCTGTGTGATCAGCCCAGATACGGCCACATCCCTTACAGACGTGTTCGTGGACTTTGCACGTACAGACGACCGTCAGCGTGAAATGTCCGCATGGATTCGGCTTTTTGTTCGGGTCGCCGATCTTGCCGGGGAATGGCCCACCAATGACTGTCAGCACCTTCCCGCCCTTCACAAGCGTTTTCGGCTCACTCATTTCACATCTCCATCCTTTCCTGCCGCAGGCAGTGCGGCGACAGCCGGGTACGGCGATTTCAGGGCGGTCCCCCGCCTTGACTTCGGCTTTCTAATGTTCCAGCACGCAGGGCAAAAATCACGCTTGCTCAGAGAGTGCCAGCGGAAGTCCTCGCGCAATATGTTGCGCAAGGCGATTCCGTTCTCGTCAAGCCTGGGGGAATGAATTTCACATCCGTCACAGCGAACGATTTTCAGGATCATTCTTCCCCCAGTTCCACGTTGATCTCTTCAGGGCTTGCCGCCCCAACGGCGATTTCAGGGCTGCCCCACTGCTGATGTTATCTGACGAAAAATCTCACCTGCCGCCCACTCCCCGGCCTTCCTGGGATCGCCGGTCATCATCAGTTTGCGGTAGTAATTCGGCAGGCAGCGCCCGAGAAAATCATCGAATGACGTGAATGAGTTCATACGCCCCCCGCGGCCTGAATCTCGACCTCGATTGATCCCTTGGGTGGATTGATGGGTCCGCGTAGAATTGTCAGTTGATCAATCTGCGAGTCGTCGGGGTACACGCTGGCTTTCTGCAATGCATCTAACAAACTTTTAGCAATGTTATCCAGGTCCCGCTTTCGCCTGTCAGGGGGGTGGGCTGTGATCCAGAGACAAATTCTGTCGTGTAGTCCAAAGAGGTTCTGCCAGTGTTCAATCAGGCTCAGACTTACCACAGTATCGCGGTACGCTTGTCCTTCTTGCGATATGTGATGACGGCCTCGGTTAGATCGCCAATAGTGATTGACGCTGGGCGGCCAGGGGAGATGGATTCTCATCGCTTCTCCTCCAGCAGCGGCAATGACTTGAACCCTGCCGCCTCGATCTGTTTGTAAAACGTGACCCCGCTGGACATGGCGACATAGGGCAGAAATACCTCGACCGTTGTCACCATCCCGGTTTCAATGAATGCGATCTGTGCCTGCAACCATCGAAAGACCAGCCGCCAGGCAATTCTCTCTGCCTGGAGACGGTCATGGATTTTGTTCTTTTCACGCAAATTAGGTGAATGCCGTTTCTGCAACAAAGTGAAAATCGGCTCCGATTGAACCGGCAAGCAGAATGGCACCTCTCCCCGTGGAGTCTGCATCGTAAACTGCATGGCGATGATTTTCCCGCCCGACTGCTCGGTCATGATTTTGCCCGCGCCCGCCCGCATCAGCAACGCATGAATCTCACCCACTGTTTTCGACGGATCGATCGACGTGGTTTCGAGGTAGAGACCGTTCTTCTTACTGGACATCACGGCCTTCGTTCTTCCGTTCGGCGACCGCCGCGTCGTGGGCGGACATCCGCTCGTTCCAATTTCGCACTACCACCGCGATTGGAATCGACGAGTCAAATTCATTTAATGCACGGATTGATTCTAAGACCCATTCGATGGCTTTGCGCCACTCGATGACACGGAATTCGGCAATCTCCTTCTCACATTCCCGCACGGATTGTCTGTCGGCCATATCATCACCTGCCAGAAAATGGACGGCCAGTTCGCATTCCATATCCGTCGGCGTCCGGTCCATTCCCGGAATGATCCGGGGATCGGGTGTGGTCGTCATGATGTCCTCTTTTTCGTCTTACGTTTTGCCGTGTTCTTTCTGATCGCCTGTAATGTTCGTGGGATATCCATGAAGTTAGGGCAGTTTAGCATCAGGTTGAGATCTTGCAGCTCATCACGGATGTCCATGAGGAGAGCCAGTGTAATGGTTGTCGTAGAGTATGTATGTCCGCTTGGCCCATGGCCCGGTTCACGCAGCAACCAGTCTACATTTTTGTGTCGCTCGTTCATCGGGATGGTCATTTTGTCCTCCGAGTAGCACTTGGGGATCATGGGACATCCAGTCTGTTCTTCAGGCCCGCTGTCCCGCCGTTCGTTTCTGCGGCTGGTACTACTAACGCCTCGTCGATTTCGGCTGACATCTCGTCGTACATCGTTACAATCCAATCAGCGGACCCCAGATGATCGTCACTTGCTTCGTGGACAATCCGCTGGTTCCACTCCGCCCGCCGTTCGTCGCTCATAGGTTCGCGTGGCTCGCTCATGGCGTTACCTCCTGGGAGACATCGGACCAACTGACTTTCTTCGGCGCTTCGGCGGGTGTGCAACCGAGCGCGATCATCTTCTCTTTAGCTTCGGCCAGTTGAGCGGTGAATGCATCGAGCGCCGCGTCTAACGCAGCGATGAACTTCTCATCTCGGTAGCACCGGACACAGACCCTGGGCATGACGGGATTGTAGCTGACAAGATCCCACCACTCGCGCCCCGTCACCAGAAGCGCCCCTTGCACCTGGCAGCGGTGATCCTCATCCATCGAACCGAGCAAATAGCCGACATGGACCTTGGCTGAGGGGTTCTTGATTTCGAGTCCGCCGTTCTCTCCTACCAACCGGTCCGGGGAGCATCCCGCAAGACGATCATCCCGCAAACAGAAGCCAACAAGATCGGTTGTGATGTCCTCTCTCATCTCGTACCAACTGACCGCCTCATCTTCCAGCTCGGTGCCGCGTTCCATAAACTGACTGGTATAGTCATCAAGGGGGGTTCCGAGAATCCATTCGGCGATCAATTCGTGGATGTAGCCCGTAGCCGATGCCGACGGCTTCATGGTCTTCGGGGTCAGTATCCGGTGGAACTGGGAGGCGGTCGGAATTCCGATTCTCGCTTGCAGCCATTCGGGGCTACCCTGGAGCATATCGAGCCGGATCATTGAGCCTCCTTCCGGCGGCGTTTTTCTTCGAGCATCGAAATCGCCTTCCGCAGATCGGATTGCAGAATGTCTTCGACCTTTTCGACCGCCATGAATTTCAAGAACCGCAGCCGATCCGCCCCAACTTCTGTCAATAGCGATTCGAGGTTTGCGAGTTGCCCCTTATTGAGCTGGTCCGGCGGTGCGGGTGCCCCGTCCGTATCGTCTGGGGCGCACGCCGTCAGACCCAAGACCTGAATCATGGATTGACGCATTCCGTAGCTCAGCGCCGATCCAGATCTCTGTGATCCACTCAGGTCCGCCTTGGTATCCACCCCTGAAGTGAAGGATGAACTGAAGCTATGCCCGTTCGCGTGCCGCAATGTGCAGGTGTACTCCATGTCGTCATTCTTGTCGCTGACCCTGTGGCTGTCCCATGAATATGAGATTGTCAGTTCCCGGAGAATTGGACGGACGATTTTGATGATCTCCGGCAGTTCGGCGTACTGGTAGGAATACAGCTTGACACCGGCTTTAGTAACAGTCGCCGTCCGATTTTTTGGTATCAGGGGGCACTTGTCTTGGAACTCTGCCATTGCCACTGCGAATTCCCCCGCCGCCCGCCGCGCCTCAACTCGTTCATGGAGTTCGACCAGCTTCCCCATGACTTCAACAACGCCCGCCGCTGATTCCCCTCCCAGCTTGGAGATGGTGAGTTGCATCAGAGATGAAATCGATGGTTCCTCGTCGCGCACCATCACGGCGGTTGCGGCCTGTCCGGTGAATGCGTTCATGCGCCCACCACCTCCCCGTCCTCGATCACCACGGTCGCATCCGCGCGATTGCCGACGCACTCGATCCAGACTTGATACTCCTTCTCCTGCGCCATTGCCCAGACGATCCCGAGGCTCGTTTCGTCCAGAAGCGACCCGTCCGTGATTCGCACGACGCGGAGCTTGGGGTTCATCGCCATCGCCATCGCCAACGACACCCGGAGTTGTTCGGCAGATGAGAGTTGATCGAAGAGGATGCCGTTGAACGATACGTCGCCCTCGGCAAACGAGAGTCCGTCCACCGGGAATGTTGCCGCCGCGAGCGCCGATTCCTTCATATCGTCGAGGGTCTGGATCTCGGTCGAAAGCTCATCGGCTTCGGCGGTCACGGCTCCGAGCCGCTGGACTTTCAGAGCGTAGTCCGCAGCCTTGGAAATCCTGGTATTGAGGTTATGCGCGTCCGCGATCTGCGCGTCGATGGCCGTCATGTCGGGCGTCTCCAGCGCCGCGATTGCCTGCTTGCACCCGGAGATCCGTTCATCGGCAACCGCGAGTTGCTTTTCGTTCTCCGCGATCTGACGCTTCGCGTCTTCGATGGACACTCGGAGCAGGCCGGCGGCTTGCACCTCTGCATTAAACTCCCGGCGAATCCGCTCATTGCTGTCGATGACCGCTTGCATCCGGTTTTTGGCGGTCACCAGTGCTCCCACATTCACCGGCGCGGTCGGCAGATCGGTCTCTGGTTCGACGACCTCCCGCAATTCCCCGGTCAGGTCCCGCTTGCGTTGGTTGACGCCCGTGCGCCGGTCGAACGCCTCTTTGCGTTTGGCCGCGTGTGCCATCAAATTCAGGCCGATCTTCACCAGCGACAGCAGTGTTTCCAACCGTTGCGCGGGTTTCATGCGCGAGAATTCCAGGGGATCAAATGTCAGCCGCCCGAGAAGATCATTGAGGATGGTCTGCGGTTGGTCTTGGCGGACGCCCTTACGCCGCACTTCCAGCGTGTTCCCCTTGGCGCTGATCGTTCGCGTTGCGACGAATTCGCCGAGGTCTACCGTCGCGACGGCCTTTGTCTGTCCGTGTCGGATCGGGTCCTTCGGTACGGCGTCCGCGCCCCCGAGCGCCCACATGATCGAATCGAGAACGCTGGTCTTGCCCTCACCGTTGTTGCCGGCGACAATCACCAGCGGCGCGCCCGGTTTCGGCGTGATGTCCACCGCTTTGAGTTTCTTGACGTTCTGCGCCTGGAGGCGGACGATCCTGAATCCGCTGCCGTTCTCCGGCGGTGAATTTGCTATTGACTGATCGGTCCCCATGATTACCTTCCTCTCGGTTGTTCTTGTGTTGAGGCGCCGGTCCCTTACATGGTGACTGGCGTCTCTTCTTTTTTGGATTTTTCGTCCTGGAATTGCGCGATGATGTACGCGCCAATCCCCAATGCGTCGATGGAGACGGCAACCGGGTGATCACTCGAATAGGTGCCTGCCCCGTTGTAGATGACGTAGCCATTCGACACTCGCTCGATGGTGATGACAGTCTTGTCGTTCATTTGTTCTTCCTCTCTTGCCCCGGCGTTGTGGTCGGGGCTTCGGTTATCCGCCAATTCTCATCAGTCCCGGAAACCCGGTCACAACCCACCGCACGATGTGGTAGATCATGAACCCGCCGAACAACGCCGCGATCGCGCGGGGTAAATAGACCACGATGACCTGCCGAACATGCGAGCGATTCAGCCGCTCGCAACTCTGGCAGTGACAGATCGTATGATTATGCGCGAGTCTGAGCGTGGTCATACGTTTATTCCTTGTGGTTCCAACGCCATGTCGCCATCCGCCGTCCGGCGGCAGAAACCCAC